AAGTTTTTCAAGCCCAATGTAGATACGGGAAGCTTTTTCTATATCTCCATTAGATCGAATCTTGTCTTTACGAGTAACTGTGTCAGATACTATCTCATGTTCTGTTGGTTCGTAGTCTTTGAGAAGTTTATCCCATGAGGGGACTGTTACAGACTTTTCTTTCAAATCGTTGATTATGTTATCAACGGGCCGTGTACTGTCTAAGATAGAGGTGATTTCGTCCATTTGAGTAGAATATTACTTAATATTCGTTTTTACTTGGTGCAAATATAATAAAAGTCGCGTAATTTATATCACTTTTATTTATAAATATCCAACTAATTTGATAGCTTTATGCATATAATAAGGGAAATTTATGACAGCAATCTTACCAGAATATCCACAACGCCATAATTCAGCCTGCCAATCTTGTATATCATCACGTTCATCAATATTGTACTTCTTCATTAAATCTCTCATGATAGCGCAATCTTCATATCTTTCCGTAACTTTAGCAAAAGAATAAAGATCGAGTAAGACGTATTCTCCATAGAGGAAGAGTACTTTTTCAAATATATCAAGTCGTTCTTGTGTCATATCTATTTTTAAAAGTCACACATTATAGTATATTTAGTTTGCAAAATCTTTAGAACCTTCTCTGTTACATGAATTATATTTTCATTATACCTTCTTACGTTTCTACCATATCCCTGTATGTCTTTGTTTATCTTCTGGCGAAGTGTAGCACTTTTAGGCAAACTGATTTCATAGAAATTGCCATCAATAGAAGTTATTAACATATCAGCTTGCTTCTTTTGATAATCCAGTTCTGTTTCTTTGTATTCACCTTTGGGAATGAAATTAGGATTGGGTACCAAGTATCCTTCTGCTACTACGTTCCCATTTATATCATATACTTTCATAATCGTGTGTATTAAGCGTTAATACCAATTGCGTTTCTCATAAAATCACTTGCTTGTTCTACTGACATATCTAGTTTCTTTTGAATCAGTAGAAGCATACAGCTAACTTGTTCTTTGGTATCTAAGTTACCTTGTGCAAACTCTGACATGATGAATTTTTCTATTATTCTCTGTTGGATTGCTGTTGCTTTCATTGCTCTTGTCTTTTAATTGTTAGTAATATTGGTTTCTTTTAGTATTGTAAAGATACTCATTATCAGTGAGTTAGCCAAATATTTACACAATTATTTTAAGTATAAAACACTCATAATCAAAGATTTAACTTTTGCTATAAACAGAAATGCACCGACTTTCACAAGCCAGTGCACATAAGAGCAATGAAAACACAAATTAGAAGTGTTTTCAAAGGCAAAGGTACTAAAAGAAACACAACTACAAAAAATCTTTGAGCAACTCTTCATCACTAATAAAACTATAATCTCTAGGATAAAACGTATTCGCTAATGCGTCCATATAGTCAGGAGAACGCTTAATACGTTTTTTGACATCTTCCTTAGGTTCAATAATAACCTTTCCATTACTAAGGAATTTCCACTTGGTTTCAGTCGCTTCTTCCATCAACTGGTCGCACGGTGGCAAAGCTGCACCAAAACCATTTTTAGGATTGAGCCAATCACGTAAAGCCCAATACAGATATGCACGCATGTTGGCAAATTCGTACTCTCCGGTAATATCATGCAATCCATCTGTCCCTTCCGAATATTTGCATGAAAAAGCATTCGTAAATTCTTCCTCCAACAAACGAGAATAGACACCTGCCCCCTCTCCTATCGTATCAATAAATGCTTTTGCTCCCTTCTTCTTTAAATATGGTATTGTCATACCTACTACATGCATGTGATCCGCACGTCCAGCAGATTGATGAACATCAAATTGTGGAACATAATTCCCGTATCTCGGACAAAGGACACTATTGTCGCGTCCCATACCGGCAACATCAACACCTAGCTTACAAGATTTGGCTGGAATGAAACCACTTGCCTGTAATTCCTGCCAATTCCTATTTGCTATCTCTATCCATTCATAAGGAATAAGAACATCTTCAGATACTTTCGGGAACATACCAAGTACCTTGACGCGAAACAAATCGTTAGGTCGGTATAGCTTACCTTCCCAATTAAAATCTCCTTCTCCCTCATTGAAGTCAGTTTGTTGAATGGGGGAGCACCAATTTATAACCTTGTCCTTAACCCATTCATAATCCACTTGACCGGGTATTACTATTTGCTTCTTTACTACATTTTCTGCATTTAGAGAGCTAAGCCTAAATTTCGCAAAACGGTCAGACTTCATGGCACGAGCTGCGTAACCAGTAGTAACATTAGGATTGAACACTATGAGAAAGCGAGAATTACCCTGTAAGTTACCCTCAATAGCGTTGTAAGTCGCTTCTGATATACCGGAAGCTTCAGTAACAACAAACATGGTATTTACAGCATGGAAACCAGACCATGCTTCTGTATTGTCGTCACCAGCTTTAAACCCAGTTAGCCTGAATAATTCATAGTCTCCACAAAAAAGAGAACGCCCTTCTTGTATATTTGCAAGAAAAGCATTAACTTTAAGGTGTTAAAAATAAACTTAATACCGGCGTTCTCATGTGCAAAGATACAACAAATAACGGAGTCAGTCAAGAGAAAAATCTTTTTTCTTTTCAAGACGTGCTTCCTGACAGGAAAATTCAGGTCGATTTCAATGCCCCGGACATCTCGTCCAATGGAGGACTGGTGCTTGTCGGTCTAATGAAAGACAGCATAGCGCGAAAGATAGCGCGCCTAATTCCGGATTATCGAAATCAACTTTTCGTACAGCATTCCTACGAAGAGATGGTCTGCCAGCGTGTCGGACAGATAATGTGCGGCTACGAGGATGCCAACGACTGCGACCGCCTGCGCCACGACAGTGCCCTTAAGATGAGCGTGGGCCGCAAGGCATCGGATCCCGGCCTGTGCTCACAACCGACGATGACACGGCTTGAGAATCATATTGACAAAAGGACCTTATGGAAAATAGCAGAACTGTTTGTCAAGGACTACATCTCATCCTTCGACAAAGCTCCGCGTAAGATTATTCTTGACGTTGACGATACAAATGCCAACACATACGGGGCGCAGCAGCTGTCGCTGTTCAATGATTACTATGACGAATACTGCTACATGCCGATGGTTATTTTCGACGGTATGAACGGCAAGCTGATACTTCCTCTACTGAGACCGGGACGACGCAACAAGTCGCTGAACATCTTCGGTATACTGCGCAGAGTCATTGAATACATCCATAAGGAATGGCCTCACACAATAATAGAACTCCGCGGGGACAGTCATTTCTGCAGCCATGAGTTTATGGACTGGGTCAAGACACATCTTTATGTGAGATTTATCACAGGGCTGTCGGGCAATCCTGCGCTTATGAAGAAAATCGACAAGCAATTGCGCCGTGCCAAGGGGGATTTCGAACTTCACCATGAGGATGTACGCCGTTACTACAGCTTTGAGTACAAAGCCAAATCATGGAAATACAGACAGAGGGTGATTGCAAAAATCGAAGTCTCCGACAAGGGTGTAAACGTCCGCTTCATAGTCACAAGCAACCGTAACAACAAGCCCGAGACAGTATATCGACGTTACTGTAAGCGCGGCACAATGGAGCTATGGATAAAAGACCTGAAGTATTTTCGAGCCGACAGGATGTCGTGCAGTTCTTTCAGAGCCAATATGTTCCGGCTGTTTCTATATGGCGCGGCATATGTGACCGCATACCGTCTCAGGTCGAAGGCTTTCTCCAATACAGAGGTCGGCGCCTTCACGATGGACAGCTTCATGAAGCGGATTATGCTGAGTGCCGTCTTCATAGTCGAAAAAAAGACTTTTATAAGGTTCAGCTTTTCCCCACACCATCGACACCTTGAAGCTTTGTCGCAAGCCTTGACGAGACTCTCTGCCTGACAAGTGGAATAATCTGAAATCAACCTGAGTCCGATTCTGTAATCGGACTTATAAGTCATATCCGCTCCATAAAAATGGACGTGATAATCAGACCTGAGCATGCCGAAATCAAGGCTTCGGACAGGATTATAACTCTACATCAAGCGGTCATTCGATGATAGACATTAGTTGGAGGCTTCAGATTGTCCCCATATCTGTTTTGATAACCTGAAATGAATCCACTATGAATAATGTAGGTTAATATATTTGAAATTTTGTCATGTACTTAAATTTTTGTGGCATAATGAATACACGATTTATTAGAATATCATTGAAAAAAAGAATTTTTATAAGTTATTGTCTTATAGGATTATTCTTTTTTCTTGGAGAGAACTGTTATGCTTCAAAGCGGCCGGTGTTTAGGGAAACGGTGAGAAAAGCCTCTGCTGATAATTCAACAGTAAGGGGACGTGTTGTTGATGTCAGTGGTGAACCCCTTATTGGTGCAACGATACGAGAGAAAGGGGGAACCCGTGGAACTGTGACAGACATTGAAGGAAATTTCATCTTATCTGTGCCGGATAGTGCGGTCTTGCAAGTTTCTTTTGTGGGGTACGAGAGCATAGAAGTCAGTGTAGGGGGTAGAAAGACACTTGAGATACAGCTTCGTGAAAATACAGTGATGCTTGACAATGTGATTATAACTGCTCTTGGTCTTGAAAAAAAAGAGGCTTCTTTAGCATATTCCATTCAGAAAGTGAAAGGGGAGGAACTCACCCGTATGAAAGAGGTTAATATGATAACAGCTCTTGCCGGCAAGGCTGCGGGAGTGCAGATAAATAAAAATTCCTCCGGTATAGGAGGTTCTGCGAAAG